GGCAGGAAAAGAGTCGGGCGAATAAAGACTTACCAGATTGAATTGAAGCCAGCACCGTCATCATTCGAGTCTCAGGGTCAGCTGCGATTCGCAACGCCTCCGCAATCCACGGTGTGCGGTCTGATCGGAACGGGCCGGGAATAGGCGAGTCAGGTATCGCGTAGACATTACTCTCCAACCATTCGACGATGTCACCAGAGTCCGAAGGCTTTAGTGCTTCACGAGCAATCAACAATAGTTCTGATTTATTCATCGTCTAATTGTTTTTTTATTTCTCGTTTGTATGCGCGCTTTCGCTTGTCGTTAAATGGTCGTGTCGGCTTTGGCATCGGTCTGCGAGGAATTAAACGCAGTGGTTTCTTAACCGACTTCTTTTTCATATACTGCTAATCTCGCTACGAGTCTTACGCACCCAAGCCTCTAAAACTTTCACGGCTCTCGCTGGATTCTCAGGGTTGCAACCTTCGGCAGTATCCAAAGCCAATTTATCTAGCCTGGTTAAAATGTCGCTGACGATTTGGAGCATCGCCTCTCGGGCTTCAGTTGCCTTAATAAAATCTTTAGCGAGGATTGCACGACGCTCTTGTTCCTCCTCCAGATTTAACAAAGTTTTAAGCGACGCGTTATAGCTCGATTGGTACTTGCCCTGGTTCGGATCACGCTCGCGGATACTTTGCTCCCAGACTTCGCCAGCCATATTTACTTTGATGCGGTGAATGCGAATCCGTTCAGCGATTGAGCCATCGTCCAGAGTTTCCACCACGATCGGTGCAAGTCTTCGTCGTTCGTCTTCCCGGGCCTGCCTCCAATCTAATGCAGCTTGAATCGAGTCAGTCGGCATTCCTTCCTTTTTAAGAATCGTAATACGCGCAACCGACACCCCAAGTGCTTGAGCGATTTGTCCGTGAGTGATGGTTTTTTTAGCGTCGGTCATTATTTATTTGACGATGTTGGTTTTCTTTGATTCTATTGGTTTATTCAAATTACGCAGGCTTCCCAACGCCTGTTTTTAGCCAACCTTGAGAAATCCAATCAAGTCTGGTAAACCCCTGTTTTGTGCGTTTCATTTATGCCTTTTTTTAAGGCAGTGCTACGCCACGCCAGAGGTAAGGGGGGGCTAAAGAGATTCCTTTTAGGGGGTATTTGCACGTTTTTTCGTAGGTTTTTTAATTATGCGTTTTGTTTCCAATCGTTCAGCCTCAGTGTACGGCTCAAGGATTAACATATCGGAAACATTGACCGCCTCCCTTATCTTGCGCGCGCGTTTCTGTACCCACTCGTGACTGAGACCATACATATCTGCGAGGTTACGCGACGGCATACGGCCCGGTAACTCCAATGCCCACCGTACCAGCTCGACGTGCCGACGGAATGAATAGTTATTGGTGAATGCTAACGCGTCGATGAATGACTTAAGCAGCTGACCAACACACTCACGCGTTACGAAGTTATCAGTCTCGGTGCGGTGATCGGGTACATTGTCCGATGACCAGGCATTGTGATTTTCTTTTATCTCAAACACTCTACTCGGCTTCCACATTTCTTTGTACGGCAGGACACCACCATCGCGTAACTTATCCTGCTCTTTCTTGGTCAACGAATAGAACCACGCATCAAAAGACTTAGCCTCTTTAGCATTGGACGGTGTTACGTCGTAACAGGTTTTACGTTGCACCAGTGCAGAATCTATTCGCTCTCAGGAAGTTGCAACAGTGTTAAGTTAATCCATTTCCCCAAGCCTGCATCGTACTTGATTAAGCCACGTCTTATCATTCGATTGTATAAAGATTTTCTATTCCTTTCCTTGCCTGTCTTTGCATTCCAATAAGGTATCTGATCTAAATATCCCATAAGTTTTCTAAGTGTTATCTCTGCCGGTATTGATTGCATTAGTTCGATAAGGTAATCGTTGTTATCATCGTGTCTTTTCTTAGCAGCTGGAGTTGCTCTGGTGCTTCTAATTTTTTCCATATACTGAGGATTAGTTTTCCACTGGGTTTTCCATCTGCGTTTTACTTTAATCTCAGCCCAACTTAACTTTTTCTTTTTTTGTTTCATCGGTTGTCTTTAGTTACTAGCGAACCCGAAGCCCGCTTTAGCGAGGCGAGAGGGTGAGAAATAACTTACTTGTAAGAGAGCAACTCTTACTTGTAAGACGGATGTATGTCGGATTAAGGGCAAAAAATGGCGTTAAACTTTTGACTGAATTAAACATGGCAAAACCGATTTGATTGATGGTTGATGGGTAGGATACCTATCCAAGATTGCGAGCCGTCCTAGGTGGCTTAGCGGTGCTGGAATAGCCATCCTGTGGGTCAGTCAATACAATGGGTGTAGTGGCTACCTTTGCGTACTCCCATCGTATCACCCCTGCGTCTCGGCTATGGCGTATGTTAATCTCGCCTGTAAAGTTACCGTTCTCGTCCGATAAATATGCCCTACCGCGTCGCTTGGTCAGTCCAAACTTATAGATAGGTTCAGCCCCTCCCTCGCGTACAAGGCAAGCGACTTCTCGGAAGTAGTTCGTAAACTCTGACGATCCAAGTCCTGAGTAAGCCATATCAGCTACAGTGTAGCCTGCCGTATCCTTTGCTGACTTAGGTTTCCCGGTGTGGTGCATTGCTACTAGTATAGCCCCAGTCTCTAGCAAAATTGGAGAAAGGCCGTGGCGCAGGAATTGGCTGACCTGTTGTTGGTCGCTTACATCGATACCAGCAAATGAAAGCAGTGGGTCAACGAATACGATGTCGGCTTGGTGCTGGACGATTAACTGTTTAAGCAAGGCAAGGAAAGACTGCCCCGAGGATACCGTGTCTCGGTATATAAATAAATTTTCTTTAACGCTATCAATCTCTCCCTGGTTAAATTTACTTCCGTTGATACAGTCCTGAAAAGATTCTCCAACGTCCCCTGTGTCGTTCTCGGCTTGAATGATCAAGGTGCGTAAAGGTTTCTTAGTGGTGATACCAAAGAAGTTACGCCCTACCGACCACGATGTTGCAGCTTGCATCATAAGCGATGATTTGCCTGTACCGGACTGCCCAACGATTAGAAGTGAGCCACCTTTGCAAAGCCAGCGTCGACCTAGTACGCAGTTCGGGTCATTACGCCTATCGAAGTTCATCAGTCCATCGAAAGACATTTCCTCAAGTGATTTGTTTTTAGTACCGCCTAGTGACTTTAATGACTGCTCTAGATAAAGGATTGCGTCATCAGGTTGAGACAACGGATCAGCACAGGCATTGATTAAGTTATCGGCTATCAGCTGTATCTTCCGCAGCTTAGAGGTTTGTTTAATGTATGTTACCCAATCACCATTTAGTGTATTATTATTCTCAATCCCGATTAGGTAACTGAGATAATTATAATCTACCGTCGAGCCATCGTTAAATAAGTAAGTATTAAGTAAAGCTATATCTACCTTTTTTTCGTCTTTCTTTAGATTAAATAGACCAACGGCAATCTGTTGATTCTTAGGTTCAAAGAAATCAGAAGGTAGCAAGTCATCTGGTAGGTATAATTCTTTTGCAATAAGGTAACCAAGTAAATGGTTTTCCATATCAACAACGTTAGGTGGGAGTTTTTTAGATTTCATAGGGAGAGTCGTATGTGTCGGCAGTTGGGTTGCCGTTCAAGATTATTATTTAGCGTCGCGTTTCCAGTATATTGAGTTCGAGTAGCGGAGTGGCTTCCATTGAGCGAAGTCCGGTAGATAGTGGAGTTTCGTTTTAATAAGGCCTGTGCAAGCGTATTGTATTTTTTCTACGCGGAATTGTAAGCCGTGCTTCTTAGCGTACGCATCGACTGCGTCTTTACTTACTTGAAAGTGATTGGCTATCTCTTGGCGCGTAACCCATTTAGCAGGTAGTTTGTTTTTACCTTTGGCTTGTGCGATGCCTTCGAGTGCTTGGTGCAAACGATTAGCGAGTTTGTTAATGTCACGGTTCATTTCTTCGGTGACCATATATTCAGATCAGACTGCCAGACCCAATTCTTTCCGACGCGATGTGCGAGCCATACTTTCCAATCGTTGCCGTCAATGTAGCCGTAAGCAAAACCATGACCGTGTCGGCTCGTCGCTAATCTCATCGAGCTATAAGCCATATCGTCTGTACGACAAAGACAACCCGCAGAGTAAGCTGCACCGCCTCCGTGCTTCTGTAAATTTACCTGTTCGAGTCGGTGAATGTGTCCGCAAATAAAACCACCACCTGTGTCCGCATAATGTATGCCTTGCTGAATTACTGCGTTAGTGCCGTGTGCGTAGCCGTGACCAAAAGCCACAGGCCCAAGGCGATAGATTCCTTTCTTGGCGTGATAGGGTAGGATTACTTTTGCACCGGCTTTTCTCGCAGCTAAATTGATAGCCGTCTTAACGTCCTCGCAATAGTCGCGTACAAGTGCCGAGCCTGAATTGCTGATGAGGTGATCTAAACGTGCCTCGTGATTGCCCCAAAGGTAGACAGTGGGCTTAAACATATTCAGAAAGTCTATGCCACCTTGTATGTCTTGTTTCAGGCTCTCCGCTGATTCCGCATCGTTACCAACCCCACGACGCAGTGATCGGAAGTCAAAGCAGTCCCCCAAGTGTACGCGCACGGTGGGCTTGTAGTCTTTGATGAATTGCTGGACGGCTAGGAAAGATTCCTCGTCGACCATATCACCGTGGTTATCGCCTACTGCGACGAAGCGTATTGGGTTGCTCATTTTTTTAGGGTTAAATTCATTTGAAGAATAATCGCGTCACGCATCTTCTTAGCCTTCTCGAAGTCCTTGGAAAGTTTCCGCATGATAAATACATCGACGCGTTTAAGTCTGAAATAATAATAATTACCTCCTGGTTGTTTGTAGAGATACGAACGCTCAGGGTCGAAGCGATTGAATGTAGTCGCTGGTCGGTCTTTGTTTCCGATGCGAGTGTTCTTAGGGCAGGACGCTAACCAGTAAGCTCTTTGTGCGCTGATCCCGAGTCTCTCCGCATAATCTAATTGCTCAGCAGTCAGGAAAGGACGCTCTTCGTCCGTGGTGTTATGCGTTATAAACTCCATTGCTTTGCAAGCATACGTCCTTCGTGCATGATTAACTGCCGTTGTTCGGTGTCGAAGTGATACTCTTGGTCAAAGCGTACGATGTCCCGAATCTCGCAGATTGAATTAGCCTCTTCAACATTCGCAGCTGAAATACCAAAGGTCGAAATATAAACCGTACGCACCTTCCAGCCGAGAGGGATTAAGAGTTTCTGACAGACTATTAGCTCGTTCATATAACGCCAGTCAGTGCAGACTACGGTGTCTAATGGCATACCGTCATCGTCGTAGCCCTGAGCCACTGTCTGGGCCATAATCTCAGCGAAGACAGAAGGCTTTAGGTCTCGAGCAAAAGTTCCGCAGGCCACTAGGAAGCGTCGGTTGGTGTCCTTGAAGCGATCGTCGTGAAAGTCACCTTGCAAGTCTAAACAGTCTAGGAAGACATTCGCAGAGTCCTTGAGCGAGTCCGCAAAGTTAATCTTCTCCGAGTTCTTTTCAGACCACTCGAGAATACCGTCTCCGAGCGTGTCCTTGCCTGCTCTAGCGTATCCGCAGATTAAAACCAATGTCCGTTTGGGGAAGATACTCTCCAACGGATCAGTATGCGCTGAATCGTCCACGTTAGAATGGAGAGTCAGGCTTAGTGAAGTCAGGTACTTGAGGTGCTTCGGCGTTGAGCGTTGGCTGACCATTTGAATTACCTAAGATTGATTTTATTGATTTGAATTTATATTTGAATTGCGGTCTGCCGTTCCATTCACCGTTTGGAGTCACTTCGAGGTCAACTTCGGCTACACAGTTCGCAGCTGAGTTGATGCAGTCAGTGAAATCTTCGAGCGTCATTTGCTCAGGAGACTGAACGTATTTATTCGTGAATTTGCCGACGAGCATAGCGACTGACTTAGTGCCGTACTGCGTAGAGTAGTTCTTGTTAAAGCAAAGGCCTTCTGCAGTCATGAAGAAAACTGACACAGATGGAAAGCCGGCTGTGTTCATCTTAAACTTCTCAGGCTTTGGTTTGCAAAGGCGAAGGACATAAACGCCAGAAGCGTCGATAGTCGTAAGAGGTGGGCGATCAGAGGAGGATTGGGTCATAGTATGTTTAGTGTATGTTAAAATTATGCGAAGGTGATTGGTGTACCTGTGGTTGCTTTATTTTCCCAGTCGAGGGTCTTAATTGTAGAGCCATCAGAAT